ACGCGGATATATTGTAAGTGCCTGCTGGAAAAAATAATATTCTTGATGATCTTGTGTCGTCTTGATCCACTATGTCTGAATATAATTCTTCTAGGGCTCTTTGTATAGCTGCTGTATCATCAGTAGATCCATCTCCCACAGCACCAAATGCTTTGACAGAAACGTAGTCATCCAGTCTCTGTTGTAGAGTTCTCAGAATGTCTACACCATCACCAGTTATTATCGGTGTGGCATCTCCTAGATATCCTCTGTAAACATATTTTAGAGCTGATGAAAACGCCGAAGAACCTGAAGTCAGGATCTCCGTGTTACCCACTGCAGGAGCACCATCTGCCACGGTGCCATTACCTATGAATAGTTTTTGTTCGTCAATAACCCAACCCAACTCTCCGGCCGCTAATTGCGGTAGGTCCGTGGATTTGCCTCGTCTATGTTGTATGCGGCTAATTTGTACTATTGGCACTGTAAATTGCTCCTTAAATTTACAGTATTTATGTTATAAGATGGACTTGTAATATTGCTCTACTCTGCTGAACCACTTGCCTACCCATTGATCGTAATGGTCAATTTCAAAGGTTTGATACTCGTTATTCTGTGTGCAAATGAATATACGACCATGACGTATTTGTGTGTCAAATAACTTGTTGTGTGCTTCTGCATAGGCCACTAATTGTAGGTAGTAATCTTCCACCCACTCTGCTTTTTTTAATTTGCGGCTTTGTTTAAAATCCATTATTGCGGGTGAGCCTTTGTACACTCCTATTAAATCTGTGGTACCTGCATACAATTCAGGATAATAAAGATTAATCTCTGATCCCCATACTTCTGACACATCTCGTAAACCATTCTCAATGATCACATTGGCCATGGCATGAGCCTGCTGCTGTATGAGATTGGAGCCGGGTACTCGAGCCTCTCCTTTGACATGTTTTTCTAGGCTGCGGTGCATTACCGTGCCTATGTTGGCTGATTCTGTGGCTATCCTCTGTGCCTCTTGCTCACCCACTCGTTTCTTCCAAGCATTGAGATGTGTCATGTCTTTGGTCTGGCTCAGTATTGTGGTCACTGAAGGCACTGTGCGACCATCTGGTGTGGTGTAGTGTCTTCGACCCTCTGGCGACGTGCGATTCAATTCATTATATGGATACTTGGCTACATAGGCTATGCCTTGAGCCAGGAGAGTATCATTGGTAAATTTCATTAGCATAATTATATATTAGAATGTCATATATCACAATCGATAATATTAACAGTATCAATGCAGAGCTGTCTAACTATTGCAATGCAGCCTGTCCTATGTGTGCAAGATATTTTCTTGATGGTGTGTTGAACAAAGATAAGGTTAATAATAGTCATACCACTCTAGAATTTTTAAAAAAGAAGATACCGATATCGGTAATCAATAATTTAAAAAATTTTACATCATGTGGTAATCTAGGAGATGCCACTATGAATCCTGAATGTTTAGAAATTTATAGCTATATTAAAGATAACAGTAAAAATGTTTGGTGTTCTTTAAACACAAACGGAGGAGCAAGAAACAAAGATTTTTGGAAAGAGTTAGCTCATTTAAAAGTTCGTGTAATATTTGCTATCGATGGCTTGAAAGATACAAATCATCTCTATAGAAGAAATGTTGTTTGGCAAAAATTGATAGATAATGTGGAGAGTTTTATTTCTGCCGGGGGTATTGCTAGTTGGGCTATGTTAGTTTTTCAACACAATCAACATCAAATAGAAGAATGTAAAGAAATGTCAAAAAAAATGAATTTTAAAAATTTTTACTATCAGCAATCTGCCAGATGGGCAGACTTTGATAGCAATGGAAATTGGTTAGATTTAAACGAAATTTCTTTAGATAACTATAAAATTAAAAAATTTAAAGAACTAACAAGCCTTAAAATAGGATCTGGAGCTAATTCTCAAAAACAAAATCTTATGAAAGATGATTTTAAAAACAAGAAAATAACATGCCAATCATTTGATAAAAGAAATGAAATATATCTAGCAGCTAATGGAGATGTAAGTCCGTGCTGTTGGCTTGGAGATTTAAAAGAGCATGAATCAAAAAATATAATTGAAAATTATAAAAGTGTTAATTTAAATTATACTGATTTAAAAGATATTCTAAAAGGAGATTATTTTAAAAAACTTTGGGAAGGCATACAAGGATTACCTAATTCCAAAAGATTACACACCTGCTATTTTCATTGTGGAATTAATTAACTTCTTCTCTTCATGGCTGCTTTGGCCATCTTCTTCACAGTGTCGGTGCTGCCGATATTGTCTTGGTTCATTGCAGGATCTTTTTCTGCTTGCTTCTCTGTTTTAAGAACAATCTTTTCTTGATTGAAATCATCCACCACATTCTTTAGAGCAGTGCCTTTGTCATAGATGCTTTTGAATAGATTGTAATTGAAAGTGGCGTAACCAGTGTTTTTAATTATTTGTGCTAGAGCATCAAAACTGATCTCTGCTGTCTGTCCTTGCTCGTCAGCATCGCCTCTAAGATTCTGTAGGGTGTTGACGATCACTGATTCTAATTCATTGTTAGTGTTGTTGAGGAACTCGGAGAAACGCATGGGATTACTTCCCAGCTAGTCTTGAATATATTCTTGAGCTGGCTTCAAAAACTTCTCGGCTTTCTCTCTTCTGTCTGCCTTCGGGTTCTGTGCCACCTGCGTTGGCATCTGTGGCTGCGAATTCATCTGATGCTGGTGCATTTAAAGAATCCAACTCATCACCTGCGGTGTCTAATGGTTCATCCAACGATCCCATTGGTTCAGTTGCTGCAATCTCTTCGCCTGTTAATATTCTCACTGCTTGATCTAATTCTGTTCTTGTGGCTGTTAGAGTTTGTTCTGCTGATTCCAGGGCAGGTTTGACTTTTTGTGCGAAGGCATCTGCTTTGTCCGCTCCCATTTCATCTCTGATCCTGTCAGATAATTCTAACATACTTTCAGTTTTCATTTTTGCTAGATCTTCTAGGAATGCTGTCACTTTGTCCATTATGTCTTTGGCAGCTAGAATTAATTCTGATTGATTTTCGATGCCTTCTTTGACTGCAGTTTCTTTCTGAACCATTGCTCCAATTATGGCATCCTTATCCTGTGGTTTGATTCCCGGAACCATTTGAATTTTTTTAGCCAGTGCTTGTTGTTGAGGAGATACTTGTGTGTTGATTCCTCCGGCAGCTTCTCGCACTGCCTGATTTAAAATGTCCAACATCATTTGATTTTTATGATAATTCTCATCTTTCAATTCTTGTCCAAAATGTTGGTTGTTAGTTATCTCGTGTATTTTGGTTCTAACCATGTTAGCCATGTCTTCTAGTTGTTCCACTGTCAGTCCTTGCAGATTCATGGTCTGTCCAAAACGAGATTCAAACTGAGATAACAGTCCTTCTGTATTAATAGTCTTTGTTAGATCTGTTGCTTTCATGTATCAAATTAAAATGGTTATGGTTGGTTCCACTCTTCGTGTTCTTCATATGTTATTGTAATTCCGTTTGCTTGCCTGTATGCCTCTGCTTTGCTGCTTTCTCCAGAAATATTTCTCCAAAATTGATAATTTCTAAAACTATTAAAATTTTTCCAGGTACTTGTAACTGTTGTAATACCATTTGAGATTGATGATGTCCTGGAAATAAAATCTCCAGAGTTTGTTAATTCTGCCAACTTGTCGATTATTTCCTGAGAGTTATAATCAGCTTTTCCCTCTGGGATATTTTTATAGCTTCTTGTAGTAAAAGACATTAATTTCTCCTTATGTGCTGCGTTTATTTAGCAGGGTTAGTCCTGAACGTGCTATCAAATAAATCCTGTATCTTCTGCTTAATAGCGTCCGCTTGACGGTTTGCTTCACGGTATTTGTTCTCATATATAAAAGCCTGAGCATCATCGCCGTTTTTTTCGGCTGATCTTAGTTTGCCTTTATAGCTCTTTATATCAAATATGCGACTAGCAAATTCCGAATCCCAATGCAGTATATTTTCGGGTATTGTTTTACCATCTGCTAGATGATGTGCTATTAGAATGGCACTCTGTTTAAGATGTATATCTTCATACATAATCCGTGCTTGTATCATGTCTGCTATCACATATACAAAACGAGTTTCATCGGCTCTGCGTGGCACGATGGCTATGTTGCCAATGAGAATGCCTTTGCTGAATTGTTTCGGCAAGTGACGAAATGGACGATGTTTCTCGTCGTGTTCAGCCAGTGCCTTGAGTTTGTCGTCAAGATTGTAGGCCGCTATCTGTTTCAGCAGTTCATCGCGATTACGCATATACTTTATTCTGTTGTAAATCTTATATGCTTATTTAAAGCGTATTGTGTGTCGTTGTCAAGTTTTTTCCTGACCAGTATGCCCTTGTCGCTCAGCGTCTTGGCCGTGATGGCCTCTTCTATTGGTAATTCACTTTGTAGGAAATGCTCACGGTTCTGCCACTTGTGGATGAACAGATGTTGTTTTTCAGTGATGAACACTCGCACGTGGCGAGATATGTGTACGTACATTCTATATAGATTAACTGATTTTCATTAATACCACTACTATGGTGCTGAGTAGTCCTGCTACCACAGTGCCAGCAGTCATTATAAGAGTTTTGCTCTGGCTCTTCTGTCCTTCTAATACATCATCACTCAATCGTTTAAGACTGGTTTCAATGGCAGAAAGACGATCGTGTAAACCTTTATAACGCTCGGCGCAAAGGTCCACGTGTGCTTCTAAATTTGTTTTTTCTAAATCACTCATTAATATTCTCAACTCTCGTTTTATTTCCGTTACTTGTGTACGTATTTCTCTTAACCGAGCCTGTATGTTTGCCATTGCTTCCCGCTGTGCCTATTTGTGCTGTGAGTGCCTTGAGTAACATTATTTATTCTGCTCTGCGATTTTCGTAAAGTAGGTGTTTATATACTGTGGGTCTTGTGTGTTGAAAACATTCCGAGGAAATGCTGCTGTCTCTTTGCAGAAGTTTATTATGGGAATCTGATCGAAGTCCTCGATCAATCCGCCCACAGAATCTCCATCAAAAGCATACACTTCTGATTGTTCTACCTGCCATTCAAACTGCCATATGGCATGACGACCTTCGAACACTGATCCAAAGCGCCAGTTGGCCACAGAGTCGATCTGTTTCCTGGGAGTGGCTTCCCAAGTGATGTTGCTCCTCATCTGCAATAATTGTAACAGCGTGGTGAAGTTGGCCTGCTGATTGCGAGCCACGGCAAGAGTGGCAGCATCATGCACCAGTTCTCCGCTCTTCGTCTTGAACGGGAATTGACTGCGTAACACTCCGTTCTCCGTGATGTCCACCAGCGTGGTAATTGAATATGTGTGCATATATCGAGAAGTTTGAAGTATTTAACTGTAAGCAAGAAAGGGTGAACAAATAAATGCTCACCCTTTCTATGATTGGTGCTATTCTACTTAAAATTAAGCAAAAGTTGCAACAAGTGCTAATTGGATATCAGCAACGTAAGCTTCGTTAGCAACGTTAACTACTCCTGTTCCTTGTACAGCGATGTACAATGGATCAGTTCCAACTGTACCAGATATACCTGCTACTGTTACCGCATCAGATGCTCCTGAAGTGATACCAGCAGTAAGTTTTTGCACTAAAGTGTTTAATTCACTTTGAGTGTGAGATCCAGTTCCTTTGTTAACACTGTAAATTCGTGTTGTAGGACCAAGACCTTGAGTACCGGTTGTGGTGTTTGCATTGTTTGTTATTGTAGCCATTTTATTTTCTCCTTTTTCTCTGTTAAATGGCATATCACCGCTCAGGTGACATGTTGCAATTATTTATGGTAAAGATTGGTAAATTCTACTGTATTATATTAATTTTCGGATGGAATGCTCTCTTTTTCGTCTTTGCAGTGCTCACAAGTGCAAGAACCACACTCTAGGCATTCAAAACACTCTGTTTCACAATGATGCTCACAACTGCATCGTTCACATACACATTCTATCATAATGATATTTATAGATTTTTTAACTCAATAAATCAGAGTCGTAATTGACAGGATTGCTTTGGTTCTGACACTGCCAACAACCACATTCGCTACATTCTTTACAGTTACCGCACAATCTTTCTCCACAGTGTGCTTCGCAATGGCAATAGTGGCAGACTTCTGCCTTGATGTTTTTCGAGGTGTTGGTGTCGTACATAATTAATATATTAATACGTGGATATTTACCAAATGATTAAAAAGAATTTTTTTCTTACAGACCTGATGAAGACGGGGTATCATCAAAAGATAGATGAGTTTTTATCAATGGCTGACATAACGGGAGAAAAGATAGAATCAACAGGAGAATATTATACTTTGCATCAGTATGATCTCACAAAATATGATAGACTTTTTGCTATGATAGATCATCAAATATTTCATTATGTTTATTGGCAAAATAAAAATTATAAAAAAGATATTGCCCATAGAATTAGTCAACTTAAAGAGATGGGTTTTAAATTTATTGTGACTTTTCCATGGGAATCTTTAGAGAATATGAGTTCTCACGAAGAATATAAATTATTGTTAGAAGGAATAGACTACAAAATATGGCATGGAAGTACAAATTGGTTTTGGTTTTTATTATACAAATTGCATAAAAATAAACAATATAATTTTAATCACAATAAAAAACTATATGATTTTTTATATCTTAACAGACAATCTAGAAAACATCGTAAAAGATTATTTGAAGAGATGCTGAATGGGGGAGCATTAGATAACAGCATTTACAGCTTTTTAGATGATCCTTACAGAATATCATTGCCGGAACAATATGAATTGCCATGGGTAGGAAAAGGAAAATTTCCTAGATATGGTGGGGAGCAAGAGATATATGAACCACAATTCAATGACACCACTTTTAATTTAGTATCTGAAACCAATGATAATAATAATGATATTTTCATGACCGAAAAGATATGGAAACCCATTATTGCTGAACAGATATTTGTGGTGCATGGTAACTATCAATTTTTAAAAACATTAAGAAATATGGGATTCAAAACGTTTGAAAATTACTTCGACGAGGGTTATGATAATGAATTAGATCCAGAAAAAAGAATACAAAAAATCTTTGGATTGTGTAAGAAATTAAAAACTTTAGATCAACAAAAAATATATAAAGAAACTGAGTTTATAAGACAACATAATAAAAATTGGTTTTTTAATAAAGAAGTTTTAGTGAAATCTATCAATGAAACTGTGTTAGGTTTTTTGAAATTTGCCGATCGCAGTTAGATTCTTCCTGCTGAATCCCAAACGATCCACTAACTTGACTGCATCTCCAGCCGTGCCCACTGCCACAAATCCTTCTGGGTCGGTCACTTCTAATCCTGCATCAGTTTGTGCGAATGTACCGATGGCTGTGGCCTTGTTTAATTTTGCCAGTGTTAAATTTTTAAGTGCAACGACTTCTTTATAGAATGCCATCATAGCCGCCAATGGCTTCTGCATCTGTTTTAAGAATAGAGGCATGTCTTTCATTTTCTGCTGTCTCAGTTGTAGAGCTTTCTGTGCTTTCAATCCTGCAGCCTGCTGTTGCATTCTGCCCTGATAGAACTCAGCGAAATCTTTTAGATATTGGTTGGTGTCTGTGGGTATCCGGCCCTGTCGTATCTGATCATTGATAAACAGCATGAAAAAAGGTAGGAAGTCTTTGTTCACTCCCAGCATAGCAGAAAGATTGGTAGGTACCTTGGTTAATAATGATTTTAACTGCTCTATCCCTGCTGTGAATTGAGATTGTTCTTCCTTTGTGAAATTGGCTGTGCCACTGACATTTTTATATGTGGCATTGTCAAACCATACATCGGGTGAGCGAGTGAATGCGGCCACGTCAGCACCATATTGAGCTTTTAGATTGGCTATGGTATCTCCTGTGTAGGTGGTGTGGAATATGATGCCCACTTGTGCTGCGGCGATCTGTTTGCCCAAATCACTGTTCTCAGGCACTGCGTATGTGATGGTGTTGGGCTTGAAAGTTATGTAATTTTCTCCTGCCATACTCTGTCTTGTGAGAGTGTCTCGGTCAAACATAAAGTCACCTTGCACGATGCCTGTAATGTTTAATTTTTTGAGATGCACTAGACACTTTAATAATTTTTGTCCTAGATCGTCTGTGCCGTGATTACGAGCAATGTCTTCTTTCGTATAATTCAGTTTGGGTGTTTTGGCAAATATACCTTTGGTGCCCACAAACCACTTGCCATTTTCAGGATTGATACCACACACTATGGCTGGTGCACCGTCCCATTTAACAGAAACGTTGATGGGTTGATCTGCTGATCCCTGCAGTGTTTGTAGAATGCCTTGGAAATAATCTATCACACTCTGACCACCCGAATGACCATCAGTGAGAATAATATCTTCTATGTGTTGCAGATGAGTTCTTTTAAACTCGTTTAGTACTTCTTCTATCAGCATTATTCATCCTCGTCGCGGAGTTCACCCTCTTTTAACGATAGACTGTTCTTGACATCTTTGAGTTCTTTGATTTTGGTAACTCCTCTGCTGAATTTGTCTGGATCTAAATTTTTTATGGCTGCGTTGAATTTTTTTTCTAATAGGTATGCAGTTTCTTGATCAAAGTTTTCTCTGATATAATTCACAAGATTGATTGCTGAATCAATGATGTGACTCGCTCGACTCTCAACAAAGTTTTCTGGGTCTTTATTGACTCTAACTGAGCTTAATTCTTCTAGGATGCTGCGAGTTTTTTTTTGCATATGAGTATTTAACTCATAGTATAGCACAATAATGTGAGTTGTCTATGCCCAAAAATACCCATATATTGGTTAAATACAGTATGATCACAAATTTGATGCAGGACGGCAAAACCAAAACCATACAAGAATTAGATGTGTATCAGCAGAGTCTGCTGTTTGCTGAGTTAAGCCTCATAGCCTACAACGATGAGAAACAGGCCACAGCACAGGCCCGGGAGATGGGATTTACAGAAGTGCATTTCTTTGATCACAAAGGTGCTCAAGGTTATACATTTGAAACTGCCACAGACCTGGTGGTAGCATGTCGAGGCACAGAACCCACGCAATTGAGTGATCTAGCAGCAGATATGAACGCACTGCCAGTACGCAGCCAAACCATGGGATTGGTTCATCTAGGATTCAAAAAAGAAGCAGATAAAATTTGGGCAGGAATTAAAGCACAGATCGAAGCATCAGAAAAAATGACATGGTTCACTGGACACAGTCTGGGTGCTGCCATGACCACATTATGCGCCGCAAGATGTTTTTATCATGCACCTCATATCGTGATTGGTGCTATATTCACTTTTGGTTCTCCTCGAGCAGGTTGGAGAGGTTTTGTTAATAATTTAAATGTGCCACACTGGCGTTGGGTGAACAATGCTGACCAAGTGACCACAGTGCCTTTAGCAGTCATGGGTTACATACATCATGGAACCATTCGTTATCTTAATAATTTTGGTAATGTGAGAGAGTTTACCTACTGGCAAAGAATCAAAGACAAATTCCGAGGCATATGGAAGGGCATTAAAAAAGGATCATTTAAGAATTTCAGTGATCACAGTATGACCAACTATGTGTCTCATATCGCTCGCAAAGTCAGCGGAGAAGAATATCCACAATCGTAGTGATTAAATAATAATTTTTTTATATAAAATGATTTAACATATTCTTTACAAGACATTTCTTTGCATGGAACATTTTTTACTGTATTGTAAAGTTTGTGATCTCTGTTTGTTTTTTCTCTCCATTCTTTATAAAATTCTTTTTCTTTATTAAAAAAATTATAAACTGTATTTTTTAAATCTGTTGGTGTGACGTTTTTTTTAACTAAAAATTTACAATTCCAGTTTTTTTCTATAGATTCTTTTATAAATTTAAAATTCCAAATTTCTATTTTTTTAATTTTTTCTTTCATCGGAGGTATGTGTAAAAGTATATTTGTAGAAACAATATCTATTAATGGAGGAAACATAATTTTTGTAAGTTGTTGATTCTTTTCACTATAAAAATAATCATCTAAATCTAAAAATTTAAATTTATCTCTAACTTCCTCACATCGTTCTAATATAAACTTTTGTTTTTTATTATCATTTTTGTTTTTAAATTCAATAGAACGACGTATATCAGTACACAATGCAGATATGAAACGATCCCACGGATCTCTTACATGAAAAAAAAGATTAAATTTTTTAAGATTTTTACAACCCTCATATAAAGTTTGATTATATTCTTTAGAAAAATATTCTAATTTTTTCATGTTTATATGAAGACTTTCATTATTTTTTATTGAATTAAATAAATTTTCAATACTTGTATTTGCTGATTTAGCTATAGGAAGATACATATAACCATTATGATAATAAAGAGGTTTGTTTTCATTTTTATAACCAGCATCAAATAATCTTTGTCTTTCTTTATTCATTATCTTATATTTTTCTGTAAACAAAATATTTTCTTTGATTAGCATCATCTCGAATATCCAACACTTTGAGATTGAATCGTTCTGCTAATTCGATTATAAAAGGCACATTCCAGGCAAAGAATTCTATCCATCCAGATTCGTGATTATCGTGAGGAACTCCTGGATTGACTCTAAAAAATATTGTTCCTTTTTCTTCTAATAATGATACTGCCTTAGATATTTCTGATATAATTTTTTCAGATGATCCAAAGTTTATGGATCCAAGACACAGTATCACATCAAATCGTTGATTGGATTGAAAATCCATTATGGATATTTTGTGATCGGCTCGGTCGTTGTAGGGATCTATGCCCGTGAGATTTTTTATCTTACCTTTAAACTCATTGTATCCGCAACCAACATCCAACACTGATCTAGGATTGAGGAAATTGACTTCATCCACGAGTTTCAATCCTGAATATTTCCATTTCTTCATGTCAGGTTGCCATATTTTTGAAAAATAATTATTAAGACACTGATTATCTATATAATCAACATAATCTTCCGTTGATCTAAATTCTTGATCACATATAACATCAAATGTTTCTTTGATATATTTGGGAGTAATTTTTAAGATATCTCCCTGTGTATCTAATATAATTTTTTTATAAATTTTTTGATTCACAGTTGTATATTAAATGTATCTGACAGTATCTGTCTAGTTTTTTCAGTCTTCACACCTGTGATAACCAGCATAGGACGAGGGGTTAAGCTGGCATTGGCGGTTGCGTGCGGAGTGTTGGGCCAATCAAATGTGTGTGCATCACCGGCTCTCCAACCATCATAAATTTGATTACCATACATTATAAATTGTCCAGGCTCCCAATCCTGCATCATCACCATGATTCTGATTATGTTGTCTGGATCGGGATCCAGATCATGCAATTTGTCTATGTGTATGTTCAGCATCTCTCCTGTGAATTGAATGTGCAATTTAGATTTGGGATCTTTTAGGGCAAAGAAATCTGTCATCTGCTGACAGACAGGAGCATCTGAGAAATCTAGTAATCCTCTATAGATAGTTAGTTTGGGGTTTGCTCCAGCAGCAATTAGATCATATTCCTCGGCAGCAACATCACCTCCGGGCCGTCCGGTATATTCTCTCCTGTTGCTCCAATTTAATGGACGAGCCCGATCGATCACTCTCTGTATCTGTTCCTGCCAATCTCCTTCGAAACGACCCAATGGCATGATCCTGTCCGTGTCCTTGCACCACTTGTCAAAATGATAATTGCTTCTCTGTTTACTGGATTCCCAATTACTGATAGACATATACTCGTATATCCTTTTTTCTATATATATGTCCTGACTCATTGCTCTGAAAATTTATATCCAGCAAACTGCATAGGTCTATGTTGCTGTCCACTTGCTGTATCCTGTTAAGATTGTTCTTAATAAAATTCTGTATATCACTGTTCTGTTTTTGTATGTGCTGCCACATTTCATTGAGATTTTTATAATATTCATTGTACAAGGGATAGGTTATGTGGAACTCGCCACACAGCTTCCACCATTCTAAACAATCCACATCATTCCTATACACCATCACAATAGGATGACCTAATTTAGCTAATCTGTCTAAATCGTGTGCAAATGTATGTGCTTTTATGATTCTGATGCCTTGTCCGGAGAAAGGACCATTCCAATCATTCACGGCAAATTCCATTCCCGGATCCCAGTAGGCACCCATATGCATCAATTGCGGCTCTCCTGGTGTGTCTGCATCGTGGTAGTATTCTCTGTCTTTGGAATAGTCGCTGTGGTCCACATCATCGCTCCAATAGATATTCTTTACCACACTGCTCCATTTGGATCCTGGTGCACCTGTCACCAATATGTATTTCTGATCTTTAGGCATAATCTAATCCTCTGTCTCTGTTCCTGATGCATCTTATCACTAGATATATGGATACTGCCACGCAGATGATCAGTATAGGTCTAGTGATTAAGTCTTCTATTTTATATAGCAACATCGTCTGCTTGGTATAACTTTCCAGTCGCTCTGCCACCACGTAGGTTACCAACACAGCCGGACGACTGATGTCAAAATACTTTAATAATAATCCCAATGCACAACATATCAACAGTATGATCAAATCATTCATTGTGCCTGTATATTTTAAATTTGCCCAAACAATAATTATTATTATCACTGAGGCATAGATCCAATAAGGTACATATAATATTTTAATGATATATTTCATGAAGAAGAGACTGATCAGTCCAACCAGTAAAGTGCCTCCCACAAATCCTGCAGCCAATGACCAAACAAATTGATTGTTGTCCAACAAGCGGGGTGATCCTAATTCTATACCAAAGTATAGACATAGTGACATCATAATAGCGGCGAATGGTGCTGCTGGTATGCCAAATAATACTGTTGGTATCATACTAGATACTTTCTGTGCATTGTTAGCACCTTCGCAGCCTAATAGTCCTAGAGGATTGCCATTACCAAATTTTTTTTTGGGATGGCGAGACACTGTACTGCCATAGGCAAGAAAGTCTCCCACTGCTCCACCTACTCCTGGCAATAGTCCTGTGACGAATCCTATGAATCCTCCCCGCATCATATCTCGCCAGTGCTTTATACAATCATGGAATCCCTGTCGTATCTGTGGCCAGTAGTTGTTCAATAGAGGGGGTCGATTGTGTCTCTCTCGGAATCCATATACCAATTCGGGTATACCAAACAATCCACTGATCAGTGGTATTATCTGCAGTCCCGCTCCAAGATATTGCCAACCAAATGTGAATCTATATGTGCCTGTGCTGGGCTCCTGCCCTATCATACCTATGAACAATCCTACGGCAAGAGCGATCAAACTCTTGTAAGGATTCTTACTAGCTACAAATCCTACACAGGCTAAACTCATCAGCATGAATCCAGCGAATTCTGGAATGCCAAAGAACAGTATGATCTTGCCATAGAATGGCAACAACAGGAATGCCAACACACCATACAGCACACCATTGAGGGTGCTGTCAAATATCGCGATGCCCATGGCACGACCGGCCTCTCCATTCTTCGTCATGGGATAGCCATCTATCACACAGGCCGCTGTAGTGCTGGCTCCTGGTATACCTGTCAGTATGCTGGTGTAACTGTCGGCACTGGCACAGGCCGCAGTGATTGATGTGAGGAAAATTATGCCAGCATATGGATCACTGAGGAACACGGGAGCGATGCTGAACACCGTGATCAGTGCAGTGGTCACTCCTGCTATGGGTACCACTCCTATGAGCAGTCCATAGAGCGTTCCCAGCAATATCCAAAGAGCATATTCCATTGCCGTTTATTTTTTCAACAGCTCTGGTTTATAGACACTTGGAAATCCATATGCTTCCTTATTCCAACGAACAGCACCCTTGAGAGCGGGCTCTGTGATCAGTTTATATAATTCCCCAATCACTTGATTGCCATCTTCTCCCACGATCCACGGATACTTTCCTGTGTCTTTCTCTAACTCTGCTATGGTCTCTGGGTCACTCAGCATCTTCTTCAGTGCCGTGCGTAGTTTTTCTGTGTTGGGATTGCCTCGGGTCACCCAAAGACTTTTTTGTATCACGTCTCTCCAGTTGCGAGTCAAACGATAAGCATCATACAATTCACCCTTGGGATATTCTCCCCAGAGTTTTTTGTATTGTTCTTCAAACTGCGTGTTTGGAAAGTTAGGGTCGGCGATCTGTTTTTTATTGGCAAGATCATAGATACCGTGGGTGAACCATATCTCGTTGTTCTTCTCTTCAGTGTAAAATTTGATCCATGCCGCGGCACTTTCTCGAGTGGTATTGAACTCACCTCTCAAGAATCCCAATCGTTTTTCGTTGCCGGCCACACCATTAACCCATATTACACGTTTCTTGAAGCAGGCTAGATATGCATTAATGCTGCCGTTAGGTTGTGGTCCACATACCAGCATGGCCATGGCTGCACCATCTGGTTCATAACCGGCTCCACCTGCAACTTTAAATGTGGATGTTTTGGTGTCCGTGGATCGATGTTTACCTACCACTATGTCTAGATTCATCATTCCGATAGAATCATATTTTCTGTAATCATAGTCTACTTCATCTAATAAGAAACTGACACCATTGCCACCGTGTGCGACCATGATGGTCTTGTTGTCAGTCCTCAATTTGTTATGGAACTCGTTGAACCCCGGAATGTCTCGAGCCCCGGGTATATGTCTCACCACCACTGGTTCATCTGTAAACTTGCTCAGGCCCTTGGCGATGATCCCTGCCCACACCGAGGTTCCCTGTCCTGGTGCCTGTGGCACTATCAATGTGTAGTCAGCACGTGCTGGTAAAATTGAGAATATTACCATAGCTATGGCAATTCGCAAGATGTTGATCATCTTCATACTGTACTCCTTGTTATTTGTTTGATTTTTGTGTTGTGAACTTCTATGAGAGCGTTACAACTGAATATGTAGAGTACTTATGCGATCACAGAGATAACTAAAAATATATGCTGCCTCCACAATTTGGTAGAAGGAAACATCGCGGATACTATCGTGACCAGTTTGAAACTGACGAGGGAGAAACAACACTGCTGTTGGGCATACTGTTGGCACTGTGGGGAGTGTATTGGTTGGTGGTGCATTGGATAGATTGGGCAGTGGGCAATCTCATGGTGTGGTGGGTAGAGCCTTTGACACTGTTCATCACTCTGCCTATAATGGGATTCTTTGCCATGATAATAGACAAGTATGGTTCTAACCCTATCTACTGGTGGCCTATGTTTTGGGGAACTAAGGTTGTAATTGCTCGAGATGTGGAATTTTATGTGGGGTTTGATGACGAAGAGTTTGTGCAGAACAACGGAGGTCGAGCGAATGTATATTGTGGTACGGATAGCAATGAAGATTTATATATCAAGTTTCGCACTCGCAAAGATGCTGTGATCTATTCTTTAAGAAATCTTTAATTTTTCTAAACGATCAGTAAGCTCATTAACTATCTGTTGATAATCTGCTATCTGTACCTGCATATTGCC